TCTTGGTTTAAAACTAGATTTAAAGTAAGTGATGCAACTCAATCTGATTGGATTATCGGATTATGTATTACTGATACTACTCTTATTGACGCAGTGTCAGATGGTGTGTATTTCAAAAAAGATGATGGCGATGCAAGCATCGATTTTGCTCTTGAGCTAAATGGTTCTGCAACAGAAGCATCAGGAATTGCAACACAATCTGATGATACATTCGTTACATTAGGATGGTACTTTGATGGAGATACTACTAACGGTATTAAATATTACGTTGATGGTACTCACAAAGGAACACAAACTACAATGACCAATTTGTGTACAGACGAGGAACTTGCAGTTTCTTTTGCGTTACAAAATGGTGCTGCGGCGGCAAAAACTATGACACTAGATTATATTTATGCTGCACAGGAGAGATAAAAAACTTTAATGGAGCGGGGACGAAAGTCCCCTCTCTCCAATAGGAGGTAAAAATGGCAGATGCCGTAACAAGTCAAACTTTATCAGATGGCGATAGAATAGCTGTCGTAAAATTCACAAACATATCAGATGGTACTGGAGAAAGTTCAGTTGCAAAAGTAGATATTTCTGCTTTAGCAGCAAGCAATACAGGGTTAACTCCTTCTAGAGCTACTATCGAACAAATTTGGTATGATATTGGTGGTATGCGTGTAGCACTAGAATGGAATGCAACTTCAAATGTTGTTGCAGCAGTTTTAGGAGGAAGCGCAGCAGCCGGAAACGTTAATGGTCATATGGACTTTAGATCTTTTGGTGGTCTTAAAAACACTGAAGCATCTGGAGCTAATGGTGATATTGATTTAACAACACATGGTCATACAAATCATGATCATTATACTATTGTAATGCAATTAAGAAAATCTTATTAATAGTTAAAGGAGATATTTATGCCAAAAGGACCAGGGACATACGGAAGTAAAGTTGGAAGACCCAAGAAAAAATTAAAATATAAAAAAGGGGGCACTGTAAAAAAATATAATACAGGTGGCTCCGTAAAAAAGGGTAAGAAAAAATAGGGAGACTTTAAATGGCAACTTCAGGTACTAATTCGTTTAACCTAGATGTTGATGAAGTCATCCAAGAAGCTTTTGAAAGATGCGGGCTACATGCTCGATCTGGATATGACTTAAAATCAGCAAGAAGGTCTTTAAATCTCTTGTTAGCCGAATGGGCTAACAGAGGTATTAACCTATGGACGGTTGAACTACGTACACAAACATTAACAGCAAGCACAACAAGCTATACGCTTGATTCTGATCTTATCGATATTTTAGAAGCTGTTGTTTATAAAGCTTCCGATACAACAGTAGATATTGAAGTCGATAGAATTAGTCGTGCTGAATATTTAAATATTTCAAAAAAATCTACTGAAGCAACTCCCACACAATATTATTTATTAAGAGGACAATCAACTCCAACTTTATATTTGTATCCAACGCCTGATGCAGCGGATACGTTTAAATATTGGGGTTTAACAAAAATTCAAGACGCCGGTGATTATGAAGATGAACTAGATGTTCCAACTCGTTTTCTTCCATGCTTAACAGCAGGAATGGCTTACTATGTATCTTTAAAAAAATCACCTGATAGAACACCAATGCTAAAACAATTGTATGAAGAAGAATGGCAACGTGCTTCGGAAGAAGATAGACCACGTTCTAGTTTTTATGCTATACCTGAAAGAGGAGTTATCTAATGGCACACGCTAAAGGTAAATATGCAAAAGCAATTTCTGATCGAAGTGGATTGGAATTTCCTTATAATGAGATGGTCAAAGAATGGAATGGATCTTTAGTTCATAAATCAGAATTTGAAGCAAGACACCCTCAAGACGAACCAAGTAAACATGCTGCGGATGCAGAAAGTTTAAAAAATGCAAGACCAGCTAGAAGCGAGCCAGTTGAAGTTCATGTAGGTGGTGTTGGATTTTTTGATCATAATGATACAATGAAACCAGAAGTAAAAAAACCACCAGTGGTTGTTCCTATGGCTGGCGAA